CTAGCTTTCCACTCAGTAAAGTTTCCGATGTCTCTACCGATACTAATCACATATGGTTTTTGTAATAAAACATAACACCCATTCGTTACCAATGATGGGTTCGTATCACAATCTGGTATTACTATAATGGTATTATTGGGACCCGGTTGGTAACAATCTAACGGTACCATATTTGCACATGAAAAAGAATTTGTAACACTATTGATTGAAGCGTTATTATTATACTCATCAGCTAAAGACTCCGCGCCGTCACTAGTATCAAAACCAACCTGAGTTAACGTTTCCGTACCGTCGGAGTCAACTTTAAATACAGCAAAATCTCTATTCAAGTGAAAAGCCATACTATTATAGTTACTAAAACCAAAAGTCTGATTATCAGATGTCGGTAAACTATCACTCCTAATAATTAATTTTGGGTTTGAACCACTAATATTTACACTTAAAGTATTACCGTATGTTGGTGAAATAATATTTCCGTTTGGTGAGGTTGGTGAAGAAAATCCTTGTGATACCAGTAATGTACCACTAACATTATTACCTAAAATAGGGGAATATGAACCAGCAAGTAATCTAATTTTATTTACACTATCATTGGATGTTACGACATTACCACTCGATATTGTTGCAAATGGTGGTGAACCTGTAGTTAAATTCCAATCATTAAAACCCTCACCTAATGACGAATAATATTTTATCTTATTTGACGTGACCGTAGAGTAAGTAAGTGGGTCAACCACAAAATTATACGGTTCGTGATAAAGTTTTTGATTTGGGTCTGCGTATGATACAGTATGAGGTGAATTACTATATTTGTCATTCGTAATTTGTTGAATAGGGACATTCATATAAAAGTCACCACTCACTACTTCATTACCATAATTTAGCCCAGATAATCTTGATAAATCATATTTAATATTTTGTCTATCTGTCCAAACATCAACACCCCTAACCATAATAACCAATTTAAAATTATTTGTTAGGTTAGAACCCATCAAATCAAATGGGTTACCTGTTACAAGTGAATTACTATTATTAGCGGGATTGTAGTACTGTGTTTGAACTTGAGTATCATTAAAATGTCGATTTATTATACCACTCAGTGTACCTTGTATATCATTAAATGTTTTGGTAGTAATAACCTGAAAATACTCAACACCTGTTTTAAATTGATATTCTTTCTCGGTTGTTGAGGCACTTACGGTAACTGTTGAGGCTGAAACGTTACCATTTTCATTAATATAATTAATAGTTTTTGATGTGGTAATCATCGACGTTCCTGTAATTGATTGAGAACCAAATTGATTTGTTGTTGTACCCCCACTATAGTTTGTATCGTTTATATCTCCCACATCATTGAATGTGACGATATCTCCCTGATTGAATGAACCGTTAGATACTAACATCATAACAACATTATCGGTAAATGGTGCACTCCCGTTGACTTCAGTTTTAATTATATTTTGACCATTAGTCGTATTATATGTTGAATTAAAGTATCTTGACCTAACATTCATAAGATTCATTGACTGAGCAACTGTCGCCTGAGTTTCTAAAAAATATCGTGAGGGGGGTGTTGACCATTGGTTCCCAGTATAGTCTCTAGTCATTGGTAATCCGTAATGTTGTGAATTTAAATCTGCATATCCAGCAAGCGCATATCTAAAACCAAATAAATTAGCCTGATATTTTTCATTTTGCATAGTACTAGTACCAATATAGTTATTCGGGTCCATACCAACAGGTTGTTCATTCGCGGGGTCACCAGCTAATTTAGCCCATGTAGAAGTATTTGTAAGTGGAGCCAAAATACTTTCACCACTATTATCCCATACTACATATGATTGACCTATATTTACACCACCACTACCACCACCACTACCACTACCACTACCACTACCACTACCACTCTTACCTGTTAATATATTAGTAGTTATCTCATCACTCGGTAACTCTTTAGTATCACACTCACAAGTTAAACAATCAGGATAACTCATCATTGGTAAATTAAAACTGTTAAACTTAAACTTAACAATAAGTGGTGAAACAACAACCGCAAACGCCACCGCCGCCGCACCGAACACAAGTGCCAATAACGCATTTACCACTATCAACCCTACCGCCGGAAACGAAGCAAACGCGGCGATTCCAAATTGAATAGCTTGAAACAATAAAAACGCTGGAAAAAATATAGCTAAAAACCATTTAAGTATCGGCCAAAGTGCAGCTAATAAATGTAGTATAGGTATTAATACTAAGGCTACAAAACCAAGTATAGTAATGAGTATATTGAATAAAAGAAATAAGAAATCGAAATTCCTAACTCCATCATTCGTTGGAAACTTATTAGTTGTTGATTCACATCCCCTATCAAGTATCTCTTTAATACCCATAAATTTAGCTCGACCAGAACCCTTTCTGTGTTCGTCAATCATTTGAGCAGTTGTATACACCTTATTATATACCATCTCATAAAAGAAATCCTCACATTTAGCACCAGCATCTTTATCCGCGTATTCATCCCAATTCAGTGAAAAAGCATAACTCTTTTGAAACTGAGAATACTTGTAATCATAAAGTGTCCAGTTAACAATAACATTTGTGAAAACACCTGAGTTATTTTTTTTAGTGACACGTATTTCTATGGAACCACCCGTTGGGAAATCAATCCACTTCTCAGTTCTTAACTGACCATTAACATATGTTTCTATTTTTTCGGCAGATGTGTTTTGTAATACTTCAACACTGTTATTAGCAGGTATATTAACAAATTGGGTTTCTATTTCATTACCATTATTAAATAAGTAAGATGAAGAACCGATAGGTGCGGATAACGTACTAGGGTCAATACCTGAACTACTTGCACTACCATTCCACCCATATTCTCTAATCTGTGGTACTAAGAAATTTGCACGAATGATATCACCTTTAATTGGGAAAAAAACACCTTCCGTCACCTCTGGACCACTTTCTTCAGATTGATACTTAACCTTAAACCTATACTTACCTTTTGTGGGTATACCAATAGTTGGGTCATTAGACAATACTTGCTCACCAAATTCATTAGTTATCACATAGTCTAAATTCATCGGAACATCAGTCACAAATGAGCCGTCATCGTCTATTACTTTACCACCGTTAGGTAGTGTGTACTGTTCGAGTATAGGGTATCCATCATCATCCAAATCATTCGATTGTCTCACTGATAAAATTTCACCAGGACCCGTAACTAATCCACATAAATCACCTTGTTCTGTTCTCGGTTTACAATTCTTCTTCAACATTTGATTACCCGAAGAAGAAAATATTGACCCCATAAACACTGCTGTAGGTTCAATATCAATATTAATATCTCTTAAATCAAAATCCGACCTTGTTATACCGATATTACATAAGTCCTCTTGTCCCCAAAAAGAAGCAACATCAATATCTTTAACCTGATTAACAATCTGAGGTAACGAATTAATATCTTGAGATGATTTAAATTGTGACCCATTAAACTGCTCTTGTACTCCCCTACCCATTCTAATCAAATCTTGAGGTCTTAATGAGAAACAACCCATATTAGATAAGTCTAAATCTAATACTAATTTTTGATTACCGAGTGGTACTCCTGTTATCATGAAATCACCAGACTCGTTAGTCTTAACAGTATACCTATAATATTTTTCGTATATCTCTAAAACCTCACTTCGAGTCATTACATCAGACCTTGATGGGAATGTCCCTGTTGGCGTATGTCCACCATATTGTTTTTCATATGGAAGTAAGTTATACCTATATCCGTCTTCATTCTTATCAGTAACACTTTTATAAGGGTATAGCGTCGAGATTACGGGGTCATCTAAGTCCATATCATCGATAGGTACAAATATAGATACAGTTGCGTTAGGTATACCAAACCCACTATTTGCAACAACTCTACCAACAACAACACCGTAGTCCGCACAGAATCTTGAGTACACGTCTTCTTGTCTTAACTTTAAAGATAGTATCTCTAAAAAGTCAAAGTCTTGCTCAACCGTAACATTAATGTTTTGGTCAGCACCTAATTTGGTTCTTATTCTGTATGATTTAGACATATATCAGTTTTAAGATAAATACTTATCTATCCGTTTTACAATAATAAACCTATAAGTAAGTTTTGTAAAAGGTATATTATTTGTAGTCTACGGTTTTAAGGTTTTTAACCCTAACCTTAATATCCTTTTCAGGAAACCTTACTTGATATATTTGAGATGGTTCAGCAAATATAGTCTCATCTATCAATTCAATTTCTCTTGTGAATGAATCTGAGTATCTTTGAGATGTTTCAGCAGATGAATATTGACCACCGACTTTATTAATTGCTTTTAAATCTGTAATTGATATTACACCAGCCACGTCTTGTATGTTTCTTTTCATTTCTGAAATAAATACATTTTCACCCATAATTCTATTTTTAGGTGACATATATTTAGTTACCTCATCAATTATTTTAGTGATTACATTACCCTGATTTTGACCTGAATCGATAACTACAGATATATCATATTCTAAATCAATAACTTGACCAACATTTATAGAAATATAGTCATTTATCATTCTATATTTTGATAGGTAATTGGCAATATTTTGTTTTAACGTATTAGATACTGTCTGTGTTAGACTTCCATTGGCATCATATGATAAAATATTAACATTAATTTTATTATCTTTCTCGGTAATGGCTGTCTTGGCAGGTGCACCATATTTTCCTGGCATTTTTCTGATTAATGCGTTATAATCATTAATAGTTACCGCTCTGTTTTGTGAAGCATAATTAAATGTTACCATGTTTCTAACCTCTTCAATCGATGGCTGGTTAGCTCCCCCAATTGCAGCAGTAACATTGTTAACAGTTAATGAGTTAGTTACCGTTTGATTAATATTATTAGAAGGACCACTAACAAAGAAGTTAACCGTACCCACTTGATTAATAGCATTTACACCAATGTTTGATTGTATACCTCCACCAATTCTATATTTAACAAACAATGTAGTATTTGCAACCACTGTTCTACCTAACCCAATATTGTTCTGATATTCTTGTATTCTTAACGACACACCATTTCTCGCAAATTCAGCTAACTGGTCGTCAGGTGTTGTTGTACCACCACCAAATTGGACCTTAAGGAAACCTTGTGGGGTGTATTCTGTAATGAATCTAGTTTCTGTATCAATATACTTACCAACTTTTAAACCCGGCACATCGGATGGTTTTGTGGTGTCCTCAACAAAAATTGTTGATTCTGCCAGTGAATCTACTTCATACCATTTGTCCTGAGCATTAATAAATTCAGAGTAGGTTGGTGTCGATTGGAATGATGTACCATCTTTTTGTATGATGTCCACAACCTCTAAAACATTTTGTTCAGGTAAGAAGAACTCAAAGAATGGTTTAACATCATTAGGGTTGATTGTTTTTTTGAATATTTTTGTTAACCCGTTTACCACGACCTCTCTCTTAGTCATAGTGTAATTTACAAGGACATTGTTAGAATCAAAATTTGGAATCTTAGTCCTGTTAGGGAACCCTTCGTTATTATACTGAGAGGCGAAATCAATGTCATAAACATTTTCAAATACCTGACCTCCACCGATAACTTGAGAACCAGCTCTTAATATACCTAAATATCTTGTATCTTCTTGGTCTCCTGATGCTGGTACAGTTATTGAAAAATCAACAATGGCTACTGAGGGTCTATTACCCGGTATTTTTAATCCATACGTTCTGGCTATATTAAATATGGATGAACGTTGTTGAGCATATTGTAAAACAGTTTCCTGTATACTTCTATCAATGTGGTAATTTAAGTTATCACCAATTGCGGCATTTAAATCCATCAATACTGAATAAACCGCAGCATCATTGAAATTGTCAATTAGTTCAGGGTAATACTGTCTTGTGTAATTTACTAAGTCCTGTCTTAGACCTTCGAAATCTCTTTCCGTATATGAAATCTTTTTACTTGCCATCTATTATTAAATATTGATAATTATGAAATCTTTAGATTGAAAGGTACTATCAGTGATGGTATAATCTATCCTTAGTTTTGCAGTATATTCTTCGACACCCCTTCCAGGTAATCTATAAATCCCCCCAACACCTAAATTATCCATATTTAATTGACCCTGAGCTTCTAAGTCCTCTAAGTAAGGTGTTATAGTAATTTCATTAATTGTTAAGTTTGGTATATATTTTTCAACTGAATCTGTGATATCTGTTTTAATACCCTCAAATGTTGTCCCGTCCATTGGTTCAAATATAAACTCATAAATACGGGTCCCAAAATCAGGTAAATAATACCTACTACCTTTTCTTGTTAGAATAAGATGTAACAGGTCTGTCCTTATCTCCTCATCAGTCGTTTGAGATAGAGAAAGGTATTTCCCATCCTTACTATCCTGAAAAGGAAAATTAATACCATATGTTTTACCGTTCGCCATTACCTATAAATATCTTAACAATTTAAATTATAAAATAAAAGAGGACCGAAGTCCTCTTTTATTTCT